TAGTATGTATATATACTACATTGCTTTCTCCTTTTGGATTTAAAAAGTAGTAAGGGAGGTTTATGGCTATTTTAATAGAAGAATTAAACGGGTTAAGTTTTGAAGAAATAGAGGAAATCATGGAAGAAATGACAAATGATGAACCTGTTGAGGTGGGTGGGAATATATATATGGTTCCCGAAGAAATGGCTAGCATGGTAGAGATGTTGATTAGAAATTACTTAGGTGTAGATGAATTACCGGGAAATTAAAAAAGTAAAACATTATATTTATGACTCTTTAGAAGAGTATGAGAGCAGCGTAGAGAATGCCCCAAAAGTTTTAGAGGACTGGAGAGAAGGTAATCAGGGTGATTGGGTATGGAGTGATGATGGGCACATTATACAACTATTAAAAGTAAATGCCATGACTCATCCCGGTGACTCCCCTAATTATAAAGCCTCTAAAGGCTACTGTCGCACCGTTGTAGGAACTTTTATTAATAAGCCTGATTCATATATGGATACCGATTTTGACAACCATCCTAACCGTTATACGTTTTCAACTAAAATAAAAAATACAGCGAAAAGAGTGCAAGACAGGGATAACTTAACTAATAGGGAAAGAGAGTTTGCGGCATCTATTGTGGCAGGTAAGTCTGCTGAGATTGCGTTTACTCAAGCTTTTGAGAGTAATAAGAATGCAAAAAAGAAAGCCGCTTTATTGCTAAGACAGGAAAGAGTTATGAAAGAGATAGAAAAATCAGTATTAGATGTTGCTAAGGAACAAGGAATTGACCATAACTGGATACTTCGAAGATTTAAATGTCTTGTTGAAAATTCAGAGGATGAGATGGTTCAATTAAGAGCATTAACAGAACTTGGCAAAGCAGTTGGTACTATTGGGGCGGCTACAAAGCAAAAAGAAGTTGGAATAGTCGGTATGTTTCAAGGATTTAATCAAGAGGATATGCCTGCATTAGTTAGACCTGAAGTGCCTGCCATCGAACAAAAAAATGAAAAATAAAATTTGTATAGATTATGGATATAGTTCAAATAGTACAGGAACTTGGTATTGGAGCGAGTGTAGTAGTGGCACTTATTTGGATAGTGAAGACACTACTTACATTTATTACTGGCGAGAACGAGCAAAGGATGGACAGGCTCGAAAAAAAGATTGAGACTCACGAAACCAATATATACGGTATAGTTGTAAAGCTTATAGATAAGATAAACGTTATGAACGAGAACATTATAGAGCTTATGGGATTAAACCGCACTAAACGGCACAAGAAAGGTGACGATGATGGCTATGAGAGATAAAATCATTAAAACGGCTATTGTAACCCCAGATAAACATTTCCCAATTCACGATAAGAAAGCGATTGATATAGTATGCGAGGCTATTAATATAGTTAAGCCTGATTGCTATATAGACTTAGGAGATACAGGGGAATGGGAGCATTTTAGCACTCATTACTGGAAGGGTAGAAATGCAAAGCCAATGGAAGACCTTATTCCTTTATTAGATGCAGATGTAAAGGCTGTTAATAAGGGAATGAATCAGATAGATGCAGCTTTGGATGCTGTTGATTGCGAAGAGCGTCATTTTGTTCAAGGTAACCATGAAGTATGGTTGGATAAGTTTGTTACCCGTTATCCTTACCTAGAGCACTATAAAACTGAAAATGCTTTGAATTTAGAGGAAAGAGGGTATGAGTTCCATCCTTATAATAGGAAAAAGCTTTTAAAGATAGGGAAATTAAACTTTACTCATGGTAAATTTGTTTCCAAGTATCATGCATTTAAACACTTAGATGTATATGGTGAAAGTATCATGTATGGTCATACTCATGATTTGCAAAGATTTACTAAAACCAATGCTGGTGGTACTATAAGTGCATGGAGTATGGGTTGTTTAAAGGATATAGAAGCAGATGAGGACTGGTTAAGTGGGAGACTGACAAATTGGAACCATGGTTTTGCAGTAATTAACTGGTTTAAGAGTGGGGACTATACAGTAGAGGTTGTTGAGATAATTAACGGCAAGACTACTTTATGGGGCAATGTTTTAACTGGGAAAGGAAAGGGATAAAGTGTCTAAACAAAAATCTAAAAAGAAGCCAACAATATTAGAATTAAAAAGAGATACAAGCCATCATCTAGGTATATTGTATGCAAGAATAGCAAATATGGAAGAGATATTTACAGATTACATTACTATGAATGGCCATATAGAAAAGTTTGAAGAGTACATGAAGTCTTTGAAAGACAATGATGATAACGATAAAGGATAATTTCCTTGATTTCGATAATTATCAAAAAGTTTTAAATTATTGTACGGACGAGGCTGAATTTAACTCTTATAAGGTTGGGGATAAATTATTCCATTGCACTTTAGATAATACTGCGTGGTTATCTCACCTTATATTGTCCCACTTAGGGGCAGAAAAATATAGGCATGTATTTTCTTATTTTAGGATAGCAACAAGTAGGCTAGATACTGATTGGAGAATACATTGTGATTCTGAGATTATGGGAGAACAGCCTACTCATGCTTGTGTGCTGTACATAACTGAGAATAAGCAGAAGCCGAATGGTACTGCTTTTTGGGAGCACGAAGATTATGGGATGTATTGCCCTGAATTAGCAATAGAAGAGTTTGATAGGCTTATAATCGAAGATTCTAATAAAATGGATAAATGGAAAATGTCTAATTATATAGACGGTAGGGCGAATAGACTTCTCACTTACCCTACTAATATATTTCATTCTAAGTATCCTAATGTAGCATGGGGTAACGACCAAAGCGATTGTAGGATAATTTTTTGCATGTTTTATAAACAAACCAAAGGAGGTGCTCTCTAATGCCATACGGTAAAGGTACATACGGAAAGCAGGTCGGAAGACCTAAAAAGAAAAAAAAGAAACCTACTAAGAAAAAGTAATGGCTAACATTAATACTCAGAATGTAGGGAAGGCAGAGGAGGCTCTGCAATTAGCTTATAAAGACTTAATTGCTTTTGGTAAGCTTTTTTTACCTGACGATTTTATGAGGTCAGAGACTCCTTTCTTTCACTATGAGATTGCGGATGTTATTAACGATTTAGAGGTAAAGCAGTCTGCTATTATTATTCCTAGGGGGCATGGCAAAACAGTATTAACTAAAGCAAGTGTAATAAAAGACTTTTGTTTTTGCCCTACAGATGACCATCTTTTCTATGCGTGGGTAGCCGCAACTCAAAAGCTATCTTCAGGGAATATGGACTATATAAAAACTCACTTAGAGTTTAATGAAAAAATAAAATATTATTTTGGCTCATTGAAAGGGAAAAAATGGACAGAAGACGATATTGAATTAAGTAATGGATGTAAGTTAATTACCAAGTCAAATGTTGCAGGTATTAGGGGTGGGTCAAAGCTACACAAACGATATGATTTAATAATTTTGGATGACTTTGAACATGAAGCTAATACGATTACGAAAGATGCTCGCCAGAAAAATTCAAATTTGGTTACTGCAGTTGTCTATCCTGCACTTGAACCTCATACGGGTCGCCTTAGAGTCAACGGTACTCCAGTCCACTATGATTCGTTTATCAACAATCTCTTGGCAGCTAATGCAAAAGCTATTAAAAATAATGAAAATTTTGCTTGGAATGTAATAACATATAAAGCAATTATGCCTGAAGGGGGCTCATTGTGGGACTCTTGGTTCCCTATGTCAAAGTTAGAAGAAAAAAAGAAGTTCTATAAAGATAGTGGTGAGCCGCAAAAATTTTTCCAAGAATATATGATGGAAGTCCAAAGTGAAGAGGATTCTATCTTTAATAGGCAACATATCTCATATCATGATTATTCTTTCCATAATAAAGACGGACAAAGCTATCTACTTGTTGATAAGGACTATATTCCTGTGAATACATTTATCGGCTGCGACCCAGCTACTGATATTGATAACAAATACTCCGATTTTAGTGTAATTATGGTTATTGCAGTAGATGAGAACAATACTGTGTATGTATTGGACTATATCCGGGATAGAGGAGCTCCAACTATAGGCACTAAAGATAATTCAGGAAATATTATTGGTAAGACAGGTGTAGTTGACTATATTATTGATAAGTATAAGGAATATAACTGTATATCTGCTACAGTAGAAGATGTAGCTATGAACAGAAGTATACTCCAAGCGTTAAATACTGAAAGGTCAAGAACTAATAGGTTTGATATTTCAGTTATCCCAGAAAAACCGGGAGGAACGCAAAAAAGGAATAGAATTTATTCAGGGCTAAGTGGAAGATTCTCAATGAAAAAAGTTTATTTAAGAGAGTCTCATTATGATTTATTAAATGAAATTTTAACTTTTGGTTCTCGTATGGCACATGATGATACTATAGAGAGCCTTTATTACGCATGTAGACATGCTTTCCCTCCCAGTAAAATGGAGAAAGATGATATGGGAAAATATTATCATAAAAATATTCGCAAAGCTAAGTACTGGACGGTTGCTTAGATGGGGACGTGCTATTCGGCTTGTTACTCGGATTATTTTTCGGGCTATGCCATAGGCTGGAATATAACTACAATCCCTGTCCTGTATATTGTGCAGTAGAGCATGAACACATTGAGGAAGAAATAAATGGCAAAAACACACAAGAAGGCGACAGATAATAGACAGTTATTCTTGTCAGCAAATGGAGCTAATAGAGCTAAGTGGGAACAAAATGCACAAAAAGCATTTGATTTTTATTTAGACGACCAATTAACTGAAACAGAGATAAATGATTTAAGAGAAGCAGGGATGCCTGACTTTACTATTAATCGCATTACTCCTGTTGTAGAGATGATGGTTTATTTCTGTACTGATAACAATCCTAAGTGGCAAGCCATTGGATTAGATGGCTCTGATACCGATATTGCTCATGTTCATTCTACTATAGCTGAATATTGCTGGGGAAAGGCAAAAGGGCAATCCTTATATGCTCAAGTTATCCGTGATTCTTTAGTAAAGGGGGCTGGATATTTACAAGTTGATGTAGACCCTAATGCTGATAGAGGTATGGGAGATGTTACTTTTAATAGACTTAATCCCTTTGATGTTTACGTAGACCCTAAATCTACAGACTTTTTATTTAGAGACGCTGCCTTTATTCAAATCAAAAAGAATATATCTCGCACTCAGCTGATGAATGAGCTCCCTGAATATGCTGGGAAACTTAAAAAGGCTACTGCATTTGAGCATAGTGGTGCCACATCTTTATCTGACAGAGATTTGGCTGAATCTGTTAATATTCAAGATAATGATATTAGTAGTACTCATAAGGTTGATGGTTCTGAGGACGATATTTTAGATTACTATGAAACATATAGCAAGAAGATGGTTGAGTTTGTTAATGTTAAATTGCTGCAGCGACCTAAATCTGGTGAGCTTAAAGAGATGCAAAAAGAAGTTGATGCTCAGTTGGCAATAATGGCTGAAGAGATGGAAGTCTCTATGAAAGAGCAAATCATGCAGATAGACTTAGCTGTTGAAAATGGGGAGATTATTCCTGAAAGAGCTGAGCTAGAAAAGAAAAAATTAGACGATAAGATGGCAAAAGAGTTAGAGCTTTCTCGTCAAAAAATGTTAGGAGAGGCTGAAAAGGCTAAATCTAAAATTGTTGCAAAGATTTTAAGTCGTCCAGAATTTGACACATACATGGAGAGTGCAGCATTTAAATCTTTAGTTCAAGATTTTTCTCCATATTATGAGCCTCGCATTGAGGTATGCGTAAGTGTTGGGGATAAATATTTATATACTTATATGCTTAATATACCTGAATATCCCATTGTTCCATTTAATTACATGTATACAGGAACTCCGTTCCCTGTAGGAGCAGTTTCTCCTCTTATTGGTAAACAAAAAGAAATTAATAAAGCCCATCAATTAATGCTTCATAATGCTAACCTAGCATCAAACCTTAGATGGATGTATGAAGAGGGCTCTATTCCAGAAGAGGAATGGGAAAATTATTCTTCCTCACCGGGGGCTCTGCTTAAGGTACGCCAAGGGTTTACGCCCCCCACTCCTATTAGTCCAGCTCCATTAAACTCTGCATTTTATCAAGTTACCCAGCAAGGGAAGACAGATATAGAATATATGTCAGGAGTTTATTCATCTATGCAAGGGGATACTTCTTCTCAGCCAGAAACATATAGAGGTTTGCTTGCTAGTGATGAGCATGGAACAAGGAGATTAAAATCTTTTATAAGAAATTCTATTGAACCTGCGTTAGAGCAAGTGGGGACAATATTTAAGGCAATGGCTCAAGATACATATAGAGCTAATAAAGTGTTTAGGATTGTACAGCCTAATGCATCTGGAGGGTATGAAGAGCAAAACGTTGAAATTAATGTACCTTTAGTTAATGAATTTGGCAAGGCTATAGAAAAATGGAATGATTATAATTCTGCTGAATTTGATGTTAAGGTAGTGTCAGGCTCTACCCTTCCTGTAAATAGATGGGCACTTGTTGAAGAATACTTTAGATGGTATCAGGCAGGACTTATTGATGATGTTGCTATGTTAAATGAAACTGATATTAGAGGCAAGGAAAAAGTCATTGAGCGTAAGAGCCAATTATCTCAACTGCAAAGTGCAGTATCTAACTATGAGGAGCAAGTCAAAGACTTGAATGATACGGTTGAATCATTACAAAGACAATTAGTTACTTCTGGAATTAGGCAAAGAGTTCAAGCCGGAAGCCTTCAAGCTGAAAAAGAACTTCTCAATACTAAAGCTGAACAAAAGCTTATGAGAGGTAGAATTAAAGATGAAGGGAATTTAAAAAGAAAAGAATTAATGAGCAAAGTAGACTCTGCCTTAAAAGGAGGAGAATAGCAAATTAATATGTTGTTTAATATAGTAGAAAATCCAATAAATTAATAAAGGAATTTACAATGGCAAATGAACAAAGCACAGACAACCTTTCGCAAGAAAGCCCTGACTTGAGTAATGACGCTGTAGTTAATGCTACAATGAATGTTGATACTGATTCTGAACTTGAATTTTTTTCAGATTTAGATAAATCAGTCAACAGTAGCTTTTATCAGGACGCAGGAGTAGTAGAGCAGACAACCTCTCAAGAAGAGAGCCCTGCAGAGGTTCCGAGTTCTGAAGAACAACAAGAGCAAACCCATGATTGGGAAAAAAGATATGTTGATAGTTCTAAAGAGGCAAAACGGCTTAACACCCGTGTCAAAGAGCTTGAAACATATGAACCCATTTTGGATGCTTTAAAAGAAGACCCGAATCTGGTAGCCCATGTAAAAGGGTACTACACAGATGGAGGTGATGCACCAAAGAGTATGAAGAGTAAATTAGGATTAGATGAAGATTTTGTCTTTGATTATGATGAAGCCTTATCTGACCCTAAATCTGATTCAGCTAAAGTTTTTGGCGCAACCGTTGATGGTATAGTTCAGCAAAGGCTCAATGAACAAAAAGCTAATGAAAAAAATGATGCTGCGATACAATCTCGCGAAAGCGATTTTAAAACGCGCAACAATCTTTCAGATGCTCAGTTTGCTGACATGATGGACTGGGCTAATAAACGGGTCATGACTCATGATGATATTTTATATCTAAAGAATCGTGAAGGGCGTGAAGACCAAGTACGCAAAGCAGCTCAAGATGATATCTTGGGACAGCAAAAGCGAATGAATGAGAGACCTTCTTCTTTATCTACTGTTGGTTCAATAGATAAGCCACAAACAAGTCATGAAGACGATGTTTTTAAGGCTATTAAGAATGTTGATACTGATATAGATAATATCTTCGGTGTATAACAGTTAATCGCAATACAATCGAATAATAGGTAAAACCTAGGAAGGAGTCATAATAAAATGGCTTATAATGGAAATACCTTAGATTTAGGATTAGGCTTAGATGGTGGTGCGCTACCAGCCGGTGAAATCCGTAGGTTATATGCGTTTGGTAATTCTGTATCAGAGTTGGCTGTTAGCCAAACTCCGTTCTTCAGACTTTTAAGCCAATACGCTAAATCTCCGGTCAACGACCCTGAATTTAAAGGTTTAGAACAAAGACACCAATGGCAAAAACGCTATGTTTTCGTAGAAGATATAGGTGCTGATACTTCAGAAACCGTAAACTCAACTGCATATACAACACATGCTGGTACTGCAAAATCTGGCTCTACGCCTGCTTACTTTACAGGAGCCCAATACAAGGCTTTAGTTGCTAATGACTTGTTGGATGTTACTTTTTGCACTGACTATAAGAATACTGGTGAGTGGAAAAAAGATGGAGCTATGTATAATGTAGCTGGAAGTTGTCCTGAGTTTTTAGTAGTTGGTCAGGTTATTCACATACCTGTGTTTAACTCTGATGCAGGTGCTACAAATGATGATGTTTCAGACTATGGTTCTTTAGTTGTTCGTATTAAAGATAAAGAGATATCTTCTAATGCTATGCAATGTATTGTTGAAGTTGTGGCTAAAGATACTTTATATGAAATAGCTGTTGCTGATACTGCTATTGATGATGCTGACATTGTGTACATAGGTGCACCCGGTATTAAAAATAGAACAGGTACTTCAAATGCAAAGTATGACCCTGCTGCTGGTACTGGTATGCCAACTTCTACTCTAGATAATACTGTAGTTAACTTTGAAGTTGTTCAAAGTGTTTCTGCCGGAACTCCAAGAGAGAAGAGATGCTACATTTCTGGTTCAGCTCATGCTGAAGGCAGTTCATATCCTGATGCATGGAAAGATGTTGGTTTGGTTGATACTTACGGGTTTACCCAAATCTTCAAGACTTCATGTGATATGAATAATACTGCTCGCGCAACTGTGCTACGTGGTATTCCTAATGAGTGGGCTCGAATGTGGAAAGAACGCTTGATTGAACATAAGCGTGATATCGAAATGGCTTGCTTGTTCGGTGAAAAATGGAAAGGTGCGTTGTCTCCAGCCGCTGGTGGAACTGGTGGTACTGGAATCATTCGTACAACTCAAGGTGCTGTACCATATATCCGAGATAATGGGTATGTGTTCAACTTTGAGATGGGGGCTAAAACAATGGACAGCTTCATTGATGACTTAGGTGAGTTCATGCATCCTGAAAAGGGTGATATTTCATCTACAGTTTACATGTGTCCAACTAATGTGTTTAGTTACTTGTCTAAAGTTGGCACAACTGGGTTTGGACATCAGTCCTTAAATGGTTCTGCAATGGTTGATTTTCAAAATATGTCAGTTAAGAATATTGCTGGCTTGAATTTCACTCAAATCTCAACCCCTCATGGTACTATGAATCTTGTGAAGAATGTTCAACTAGATGGAACTAATGTGAAAATCTTGGGAGTTAATCTCAAGCATGTTAAGTATCGTCCTCTTGCTGGTAACGGTATGAGTAGAGATACATCTATCTATGTTGGTGTTCAGTCACTTGAGAACACTGGTACTGATAAACGTGTTGACTTGATTCAAACTGAAGCTGGTTTGGATTGGGGTATGCCTGAAGCTCACGCTGTCTGGCTATAGACGTTAACCCGTAATATACTCTCCCCTTTCCCT